TAAGAATAGTGTGGATACTAACCTCCTTATCTTAGATGAGATCTTTGACAGTTCATTGGATCAGCAAGGTGGTATGGATCTGAGTTGGATCCTACGCAACTTTGACGACAACTCAAACATCTATGTTATCAGTCATAGAGAAAACCTTGACGGTAAATTTGAGAGAACTATCACAGCAGAAAAAGAAAAGAACTTCTCCGTGATTCGAGAGACAGTTTCTGAACTGGACTAGGGGTGCCTTCGGGCACCCTTTTTTTGTATATACTAGTAGCATCAAAGAAACGAACGTATGTCATCCCAAGAGATCAAAGGAAATCTAGCACGACTGCTCGCAACAGAGAACCTGATTGTAGAGCACCGTAGAGTCGCTACAGCATCCTTTGATGTGGATCGTCGTGTATTGACCCTCCCTAACTGGGACAAGGCATCTAGCACCGTCTATGACCTTCTGGTGGGACATGAGGTAGGACATGCTCTCTTCACTCCCAATGAAGACTGGACTAATATGTTTGACTGTCCTAAAGATTTCGTTAACGTGATTGAGGATGCTCGTATCGAGAAGATGATGAAGCAAAAGTATCCTGGTCTTCGCAAGTCATTTGCTGGTGGTTATAAAGAACTAAACGATCAAGACTTCTTTGGTATTGCTGACGAAGATCTCAATACATTCAGTCTGATCGATCGTATCAATCTTCACTTCAAGATTGGTGCAGGTGCTATGGTTCCTTTCTCTATTGAAGAAAAAGTATTTGTATCTCGTACAGATGTTGCGGAAACATTTGATGAGGTTTGTCAGATTGCTGTTGATGTATACGAATTCAGTAAGCAAGAACAGGAGCAAGAGCAAACACCAGAAGCAGAAATGCCTGCCAATCAATCTTCTGAAGGTACAGAAGGTGAGATGACGCATGAGGAAATGCTAGAAGAAGCACAACGTCGCGAAGAAAATAACAGTAGTTCTACTAGTCAACCACAACCACATGTTGGAGAAGACTATGATGACGAAGAAGAGATAGAAGGTTCTAAGACACAGGATTCTTTTAACGATGCTGCTAAGAAACTAACAGATCGTTTTGGTGATAATTCTAAGTATGTTGAGATCCCTTCTTCTGTTAACTTGTCGGATTATATTGCTGACTGGACTGAAGTTCATGGTTGGATTGATGAACAACGTAATGAATTTATTAATGATTCTGATGCTATTGACAATCGTTCTGATCGATATATAGAAGTTGATAGTGCTTACAAGGAGTTTCGTAAGCAATCTCAGAAAGAAGTAAATTACCTAGTAAAAGAATTTGAATGTCGTAAGTCTGCTGATGCCTATGCTCGTGCTAGTCAATCTAAAACTGGTGTTCTTGATACTACAAAGCTCCATACTTATAAGTACAATGAAGATCTCTTTAAGAAAGTAACAGTTGTTCCTGATGGTAAAAATCATGGTCTAATTTTTATTCTTGATTGGTCTGGTTCTATGCAGAATGAGTTGTTAGCCACGGTAAAACAACTACTTAACTTGACTGCCTTTTGTAAGAAGGTTCAGATTCCATTTGAAGTATATGCTTTCACTAATGAGTGGTATGCTGTCCGTCGTGCCAAACAAGGCAATAATGAATACCTATCCAACGAAGAATACTTTGCGAGTCTTGGTTGTGTAGACGGAGAGATCTATCTTCATAAAGGTATGTTCCATTTGATGAATGTTGTATCTTCTCGATCTAACTCAAAGAACTACGAACGTATGTGTCTGAATTTGTTTAGGGAAGCATACTGTTTCAAGCACTATGTTTCTTATCGTAGCACTGTTGGTGTTGGTCTTTCTGGAACTCCTTTGAATGAGAGTGTCATTATGTTGAACTACATCATTCCTGAGTTTAAGAAACAGAACAACTTACAAAAAGTAAATGTTTGTATTCTTACTGATGGTGAGAGTTGTCAGGCATCTTATGGTCGTAGATATTACAACGATCATAAAGACGAACACTATGTTCGTCCACATCGTTTAGAATATTCCACCATACTTCGTGATCGTCAAACTGGTCGTATGTATTCTTCTATGAGTGGATGGGAAGAATCTACTAATACTTTTATCAAACAAGTTCGTGATCGTAATTCTGGAGTAAACATTATTGGGTTTCGTATTATGGCTGGTAGTCAACTCTCTAATTTTGTTGGTTCTTATGGAGACCTTGCTTACTACGGCGAGGTTCAAAAACAATGGAGGAAACTAAAGTCTGCTATTATTCCTATGCCTAAAGGTTATACTGCATTGTATGCTATTTCTAATAATGCTTTAGGTGGAGAAAATGATTCTGATATGACAGAACTAGATTCTGGTGCTAAGAAAAGTGAAATCAGCAAAGCATTTAAGAAAATGCTTAGTTCAAAATCCACCAATAAGAAACTCCTGAGTTCCTTCATCGAGTATGTCAGTTGAGGTACTGTCTACTCCTCTCCTAATCCCACCTCACCCTGTTCTATAATAACTACATCAACGAAACGCACCATGCCTGCTAAGTCCGATCTTACCACCACACAACTTACTTCTTATCTGTCTGATACCTACGGCAACGATATCAATGCCGAGCATGTTCGTGCTGCCTGTGATAATTTTGGCATCACCTATCCTACTGCTGTCAAGCGTCTGCGTGATTTCTATGTCAAACGTGGCACTTGGAACCTGACAGTACAAGAGCGTCTGGAGCAAACCTACGAAGCACCAGCTGCTGCTCCTTCTGTTATGGAGACTGTTGAGCAAAACCTTGTTCCTGATAAAGATAGTAACTTTGTTCCATTTGGAAATTTTACTGATGTAAAGAAGATCATTAAGTCTAAGATCTTTTATCCTACATTCATTACTGGTCTGTCTGGTAATGGCAAAACGTTCTCTGTGGAGCAAGCATGTGCTACTCTTGGACGTGAACTGATTCGTGTAAACATTACTATTGAAACTGATGAGGACGATCTTATTGGTGGTTTTCGCCTTGTCGATGGGTCAACTGTTTGGCATAACGGACCTGTCGTGGAAGCACTCGAACGTGGAGCAATCTTGCTACTCGATGAAGTTGACCTTGCTTCTAACAAAATCCTCTGTCTCCAATCCATCCTTGAGGGTAAGGGTGTGTTCCTGAAGAAGACCGGTCGTTATGTAAAACCTGCTGCTGGTTTTAATGTCATCGCTACTGCCAATACTAAGGGTAAGGGTTCTGATGATGGTCGTTTTATTGGCACTAACGTTCTTAACGAAGCATTCCTTGAGCGTTTTGCTTTGACCTTCGAGCAGGAGTATCCTACTGTTGCTGTAGAAACTAACATTCTTGTTCGTATTGCTGCATCTGTAGGTAAGCATGACGAAGACTTCTGTAAGAATCTTGCTAACTGGGCAGACATTATTCGCAAGACCTTTGCTGATGGTGGTATCGATGAGGTGATCTCCACCCGTCGTCTGGTACACATCATGCGAGCATATGCTATCTGGGGTGATCGTATGAAGGCGATCAAAGTCTGTGTGAATCGTTTTGATGATGAGACCAAGCAGTCTTTCATTGAATTGTATGATAAAATTGATGCTGACGTTCAAACCGAGGAGGAAGAAAATGTCAATCTTTCGTTCTGAAAAATTTCACGGATACGTGAATTGTCTTGCCATGCTTGACACTGGCAAGACTGTTAAAATTATGGGTGGCGATGGTTTGAAGTTGTTTGTTAAAGACCTTGACGGCAAGGTTCAAGAGTGCTACCATAGTAATCTACGCTTAATCTGGGATAACTGAATGGCGAAAAAATACAATGAAGATGCTCTGTTGAAAGAGCTGAGTGATTACATTTCTGGAACTTATGGACAACACTATTCTGCTGGCAACGACAGCATTCAAACGTTAGATCTAATTGAAGCATGTGGAGACGCTGAGGCATTCTGCCGTAGCAACATCCTCAAGTATGCTTCACGCTACGATCGCAAGGGCACTGCTCGCCGTGATATCATCAAGATCCTTCACTATGCATTGCTGCTGCTTCACTTCTCTGACAAATCTCAAACCACGGAAATCTACAATCAATGAGTAAAGTTATTCTTTCTAGAAAGACCCTAGATGTTCTCAAAAACTTCAGCACTATCAATTCCTCTATTGTCTTCCGTAAAGGATCCACGGTTAGAACTATCTCTAATGCAGAGAACATCCTCGCAAAATTTACTGGTGAGGAAGTATTTCCTGTGGACTTCGCTATCTATGATCTTAGTCAGTTCCTTTCTGGGATCTCTTTGTTTAGCGATCCTCAGCTTGAGTTTGACAATGAAAATTTTGTCAGCATCCGTGGCGGTCGTCAGTCTGCTCGCTATTTCTTTTCTGATCCAGAGATTACGCTCAAGTCTGCTCCAGAAAAAAATGTAAAGTTTCCTGGTTCTGATCTCCAGTTCAATTTGACTGGTGAAGATTTGATTGCCTTGCAAAAAGCATCTGCTGTCTATAGTCTGCCTGATCTTACCTTCCAATCAATCGAAGGTCATGATGAGATTAAACTTATCCTCAGGGACAAAGAGAATGATACCAGTAATACTTACGATATCACCGTGGCAGGTTCTACTACTGGCACCTATACTCTTGATCTTAAGATTGAGAACATTCGTCTTCTCCCTGGTGATTACACTGTCAAAGTCTCTCAACACCTCATTTCTGAGTGGACTAACTTGAACACTGACCTGACATACTACATCGCCCTTGAACCTCAATGAGTAAAGAGTTTTTGTGGGTGGAGAAATACCGCCCAAACATTGTCGAAGATTGCATTCTTCCTGCTAGCACCAAACAAGTGTTTCAGGGTTTTGTCGATCAAGGAGAACTCCCTAACCTGATGCTGACAGGCACAGCAGGCGTTGGCAAGACCACTGTTGCTAAGGCACTGTGTGAGGAGATTGGTGCTTCTTACATCGTCATCAACGGGTCTGACGAGGGACGTTTCCTAGACACTATCAGGAACCGTGTCCGTCAGTTTGCTACGACGGTCTCTCTCACGTCTGGGGCATCCCACAAGGTGGTCATCATCGACGAGGCAGACAACACGACCAATGACGTGCAACTGTCTCTGAGGACTGCTGTGGAGGAGTTTCATAACAACTGCCGTTTCATCTTCACCTGTAACTTCATCAATAAAATTATTGAACCGTTGCATTCACGTTGTACTGTAGTTGATTTTAGAATCAAACCTGAGCAGTCTACTCAACTCCAGGGAGAATTCTTTACTCGTCTCAAGACTATTCTGACAAATGAGAATGTTGAGTATGAAGATAAAGTTCTCGCGAAACTTGTTAAGAGGTATTATCCTGACTGGCGTCGTCTTATTAACGAGTGCCAGCGTTATGCTGCCACAGGGAGTATTACTTCTGCTATCTTGGTTGATGTTGCAGATGTTAATCTGGATTCTCTACTTACATCTCTGAAGAAGAAAGACTTTACTACAGTCAAGAACTGGGTAGTTCAGCATCTGGATAACGATCCTAGTATGGTGATGCGTAAGATCTATGACAGTTTGTATGGTGT